GCAAATATGGTTAACTGATGGTGCTTCAAATTTAGAAGAACTTTCAGTAAGGACTAGAAATCTAATTTTAAGACGAAAAAAGGAAGATGTGCTTGATATGCCAGAAAAGACAGTATCAGCAATCTATCAAGAGTTATCTAAGAGGGCTTGGAATCAATACGAGACACTTTGGGATGAGTATTTAAAAAGACGTAAAGCTGAAAAGAAAAAGGGTACACCTGATAAAGATTTAGTTGAATTAATCCTACTTAGAAGATTTATTGCGTTAGAAGCAATACCATACACAATTGAAGAAGCTGAAAATGCAATAGAACAAGGACAGAAAGTTATTATTTTTACTAGTTTTACCGATGAATTAAATGAGTTAGCTGAACATTTTGGTTCAAAATGTGTTACACACAATGGTCAAATGAGTGATGCTGCAAAACAGAATAGTGTTGACCAGTTTCAAAATAATCCAGATGTTAAAGTATTCATTGGTAATATTAGGTCTGCTGGAGTTGGTATTACATTAACTGCGGCTAATTATATTATATTCAATTCATATGATTGGGTACCTGGTAACAACGAACAAGCTGAAGACCGTGCATACCGTATCGGACAAAAAAATAATGTTACAGTTAAGTATCAATTATTTTTAGATACTGTATCCATGAAAATGTGGTTAACATTAAAAAAGAAAAAAGATATTATTGATATCATTATGAATGAAAAAAATGTAATTGATATTGAAACAGAAATAATTGATAATTTTTTATTAGATGAAGATGAGAAACGAGGACTTATTGAATGAAATTAGATTAGAAGAAGAAAAATTAAATGTTGAAAACTTCGATTATTATCAATATTTAATTAATCATGAAGAACCGCTTATTGAAAATGGTCAAAATAATTAAGCACTAGAGAATAATAAAATGAAAGTTAATGTTTATTCAATCCCAAACTGTCCATATTGTAAGGATTTAAAAGAAAAATTACAATCAATGGATATTAAATTCACAGATGTAGATGTTTCATTAGATGAAAATGAAGCTTTATTTAACAATATTATGGAGATATCTGGGACTGATTCAGTACCTTGTATTAGTGTTGGTAAACACTTATTAGCACCATCCGTTAATTTTAATACTATTGAACAAGCGGTTAATATTGTTAAACATATTTTAGATACAGAATCTTAAACACTGTAATCAGACATCAATTTCTGAATAAGAGCAATGATGGTTGGGTCTGTGGTATTGATTTCACTAGAAGTCTCAGTACCCCTCCCAATCATGTCTTTAATTGACTCCAATCTCTCCCTAATTTCTGGATTATCACAATATTGGGTAGCCATTTCTAATTCACGATAAGCATCAAACAAATCATTTGCGGCTTTGTTCATGATTTGATAAGTAATTGTTTGACGTTTATGAAATTCAAGTTTTTCCTTTATAAATTTTTTAGTTTCCATCATTAATAAATATTTATAAATAAACTAAAAGATTATGGCTGTAAGCAATGAAGACAAACAAAGAATATTCGAACAATTTAGAGTATCTATGGGTGCACCAAATCGTCAAGTTGAATTAACTGACGAACAATTATGTGTACTTCTTGATATTGCAATTGAAGATTATGCACAATATGTACAAGAATGGTTAATAGAACACCAATGGCAATCTTTATTGGGTCAAAATGTTGACACAACAGACATGGCATTTGCATTAAGTGTTAGAAATTTTGATTTCATGACACAATATACATACGCTTACTCAAAACAAGTTGGACTACAAGCCAGAGGTCCTTGGGAATTAAAAAAGGATTTTATAGATATTGAAGCTGGAAGACAAGTCTATCAAATCCCAGCTGGACGTGAAGTAAATGAAGTATTATGGTTAACACCTTCTTCAACCGACCATGCATTATATGCTAATTATGGTGGATACGATGCTGGTTTTGGTGGGGGCTTCGGTCAAGTTGGTTCTAGTCTCGGTTCTGGAACTAGAAGTGGTGGTGCATTAGGTGGTTACTATATTGCTCCAGCATATGATGTTTTATTAACAGCATCGGATTATAATTTAAAAAATAGGTTATTACGTAGTGAATTAGTATATAAATTAACCGCTGGTCCTGATGGAACTAGGTTATTACATTTATTGAGCACACCAGGTTCTAAAATGACATTTGGTAATGGTGTTGCACAAGGTAATTCATCCATTGGTTTAGCTGGGTGTAAAGTTTGGTACTTTTATTACGATACTGATGGTAATGTTGATGAATGTAGAAAAGACAATCCAGATATTATTAAATTACCAAATGAGGTTCCATTATCAAAATTAGATTTTTCTACTTTTAATGAACCAACAAAAACATTAGTTAGACAATTATTCATTGCCGAGGCTAAAAGAGCATTAGGTAGAACAAGAGGTAAATTTGGTGGTATTGTTGGTCCGCCAGAAGCTGAAAGAACAATGGATTATGAATCATTATTATCAGAAGGTAATGAGGAACGTAAAATGGTTCTAGAAAGACTAGATGAGCGTTTAGCTAGATTAAGTGCTGATAAACAAGTGGAAAGAGCAGCAAATGAATCTGAAAACTTAAATAAACATTTAAAATATAGACCATTAGGTTTTTATTTTTATTAATAAAAAAACCCTAGGATATCCTAGGGTTTTTTGTTTTTAGAAGTTCCATTCATCTTCATCATAATCCTCACAATCTAGCACATCCTTCATTGTGATATTACCAGTGGTTGGTAATGTTGTTGAAGCTAATATTTCATTCGCTCTTTCCATCTTTTTAGGAAACAACTCTTTATCTTTCAATTTTTCTTTAACCTCATCTAATTTTTGTTTAGTTTCTGGTTGCATTTCAATAACCTCTGTTTTTTTAACATTTTCGTTAAATTGTGTAACAGCAGTTATTGCATCATTCATATTAGCTCGTGATTCTTCAGTAGCTAATTTATCAAGGTATTTATTTAACTTATCTTTGTCACCACCAAACTGGTTGTAACAAGGACACTGACCGTTCCAATGCTCTGAACAACATAATTTCTCAGTACATAATGGGTTAAACCTTTCCTTTGGACCGTTTTCATTTTCTTTGTTCTTAGTGTATTCTAACCAAATATCATATTTTGTTTGACCACGTTTTAGTTTAACAAACAATTCTGGATGTTGTGTATAGAATTCAACTCTTTCAATTGCAATATTCTCATATTTAAAGATATCCTCAAGTTTACATAACCACGCATCATATTCGATTGAAAAAAAACTAGCACCATGTTGTTTATGTTCACCAACATCTGCAAATGCTAAAATTGATTTAGGTAAAACCCCAACAACTTTTAACTGCTCAATTTCATCAACTTCAAGTCTATGAAAAATATCATCAAGTCTTTCTCGTTGATGTTTAATACCATCAATCCTAGCTTGTCTTACCCTTTCTTTCCAGTCAGCCTCAATTTGTTTGAATTCATTTTCAGACATATTGTTTGGAATCTTACCAGTTGATGACCAGAAACGGATTTCTTTATCCTCCATTCTCATTAAGTCATCATATGAATCTTGGTCTCCTTCTTCATCTGGGTGTCCAGAATCTAGAATACATTGTTTCTCCGTGAAGTAAGGTCTAGTCTCTAACATGATTTCTTTAGTTTTTTTATCCTTATACACATCAATTTGAATCTGATTTCTAATATCTGGGTGGAAACAAACTAATAATCCGTTAATTCTTTTATTAAACGCCTCTAAATACTTTGGAATATTATATTCCTTTGTTGTTAAATCTGGGTCTTGTTCTAATTGTTCACCAGAGATTAATTTACAATTCAAATTAATAATGGTTTTACCCGTTTTTTTATCTTTGGTTGTCTTAATATCACCGTGTGATTTTACATTACTAACATTAACATAATACAAGGTATCACCCAAATTAACATTTAATCCATCTTGTATTGCTAATTCCATATGTGCTTGTCTAGATTTTAACTGACCAGCCTTGGTTTTAGTTTTACAATATACATTAACATATTCATCAATCGTTTGTTTTACACGTTTTTTAGTTGCAATCTTAGCAATTGGAATCTCGTAGTTGAAAATTTTATTCACATATTCGTAATAATACTCAATAAAATCATAACCTTTACCATCTAAAAGCATTCTAATACCTTTATCTAAGAATTCCTCAATGTATACAGGCATTGTCTTAGATTTAATTGAGTTACCAACTAATTTAATCTTACCATCAATATCGTTGGCATAATTTTTACGTGCGAAGTTGATAGTAGAATTACAGATATCATCAATATCTAGACCCATTCTACCAATCATATATTCCTCGTTAAATTCTGCTAATACCGCCTCAAGACCAATCAACTCAGTTCCAGCTTCATAATGTTGTGTTTTCCAGTGGTTAGCCTTACAAACGTATTTAATGGTATCAACATTATCTGGAATAGCAAAGTTGAAACCATCAGTATCACCAACCAATGGTCTAAATCCATACTTCTCAGTGAAATGTTTAACCATCAATCTCAAATACTGTCTACCACGACATGTTGTTTCCTCAGCGGCATCAATTTCACCCCATGGAAATAAATAAGGTGCACCGAATGAACCAAAGAATGAGTTAGCTAATATTTTAAGTGGTAATTGCTTTTTGTCATAGTCAGATGATAACTTCTTATGTTTGATTATTTCCGCTTCTAATTTAGCAATTTCATCATCCGTCATATTATCACGCTCAGCCGCTAACTTGTCCGATAATTTTTTAGCTAATTTCTTTTCATCACCAGTTAAGAATTTAAACTTATCACGAGTATCAACAACGTAAGTTAACAAATAAGGCATAACACCAGATATATCCAATTTCGGTACGATACCATGTGTTAATTGTGTTTTTGGATATAGGGCGGCAAAGTCAAGTTTAACAACATTTTTTGCATAACCTACCTCTAACAACCTAGATAAACCACCAGTAAATTCTCTTTTTGGTTCATAATCTGGAACTGTTAAATTATTCTCATATGACCAAGCAGCCATAATCAACTTCCAAGTACCAGCAGTACCCATAGTTGCAGCCCTCATATAAGATGTTGGTAATATTTTTGAGACCAAGAAAGTAGCTTGATTGAAAATGTTATCAATTTGCTCAGTCTCCCAAAGGTCATCAAGTAGATATCGTTGAACAATATATGCCCCACTTACTTCTTGATAATTACCACTTTCTATTTTTTCATTTTGACTCTCTCTATTTGGGATAAACTTAAACCAATCACCATCGGAATCATTTAAATAATGTTTTTCGAATGAAGACCATGTTTCAAATATCTTATCACCTGGTACATATACCCTGTTTTTCTTAGCAACATTAGAAAACTTAGTGATGTATTTCAAACCACTCTTTTTAATATCAGAGTTAATCGCTTGTGCCTTACGAACAGCGTGCATGATATCTAGGATATTATATCCCCACATATATGTTTGTTCATAATGTTCGGTTTCTTGTCCTAATTTAAGTGTTGAATTTTTTCTGAAAATTTTAATATTAGGATTTAATGTTTTGGCAATTTTTGTAATATCAATGTACAAAACTTCACATCGTCCATAAATAAAATCAAAGTCAAAATTTTCAGAGTTATAACCAGTAATTACATCTGGTTTTAATGAATCGATAATATCAAAGAATTCAGTAATTACTTCAATTTCTGATTTTCTTAATTCTTTTTCAATTTGTCTACTTTCTTCTTCAGTTGGTTCCCTATTTTCAAGTAATAATTGTTCTGCTAAAGCACTTTTAACCTCTAGAACTAATTCAAAACCACGGTTGTCACGAATCCCAATTTGAAAGATTCTATTCTTCTTTTTAAAAAGACCCGTGGTCTCAAGGTCATATTGTAGTCTATGGATATCATCATAATCATCCATCCCTTTAAATAACCTCTTACCTGTCTGTATTAAAAATTGTTCTTCTGCTGTTAAATTAAAAAACAATCTTTCCGAACCTTGTGAGTATGTATCAACACCCCCTTGTTTGAAAAATTGTTGAAGGTTACTATACGAACCATTACATGTTGCAATAAATTTAAACCCATTCTCAATTCTATCTGGAACATTACCATTAACATCTTCAGTTTTTAAAGCTTTAATG